TGTTTTTTTGCTACTTTATTGCAATAAATGCTGTGAATCCGTGATTTTGCCAGAATGTATCCATGCGTTTAAAGTCAAATCCAGCACCAGCGCAAATACTCAATAATTCATTTCGAGTATTTAGTTTCATCATATGCCGCAATTGACGTTCTTTATCTAGAATGTCATCGGAACTAAAATGCTCTCGCTTGTAATCATAATAGGTAAATGTGCGAATGTCATGGATCTTTGGGCATTCTGAAATTGTTTTCTCTGCAAATACAAAAGCGCCACCATGGCGTAATCCATTGTAAATTTGTTTTACAATATCTCGTCTTTGATTTTCTGGAATGAATTGTAAAGTGAAAATAGAAGTTATGAATGTTGCATCTTGAAATTTAAAATCGCGAACATCACCACGATGATATTTCAAATGAAATCCAGATTCTGCATATAGTGTTTCATCTTTCTCAAACTCTGGAAAGAAATCTTCTTCAATTTCAATTCCAAAGTATTTTGCTTTTGGTGCAAATGCAATGTTTTGTTCATGCATTGCTTTAAGTAGTTTCCCAGTAGAGCAACCAACATCAATAACTGATGCATCATTCTCTACAAAATATTCAGAGTATTTTAATACGTCATTCCAAAGATTTGTGTATCCGCGAATAGAATGCTCAATGTGATTATCAAAGCCTTCTTCTCTTTGTGCGAATGTAAACTTTTGTGCCATTTTATAATTCCTTGTATGGTTTCAATACTTTTTCATATACATTGGATGCAAGTGCAGCCATCATTTTGGGTGCGACCATTCTACCAATTCGTTCAGCTTTCTTGTCGAAGTTGCCAGTAAGAATAAAGTCATCAGGCATACCCATTATAATCTTTAATTCTTTAATTGTAAACTTCCGATTCTTTTCGTAGTGGAAAACACCAGACACAGACTTTTGATTGCCACGCTGAGTAATAGTTGGAGATGGCAAATCTGGACATGGGCGAATCATATTAAACAATGATCTCTTAGGATTGATAGAGATAAACTCTTTGTCACTAGGTTTCATATGTCTTGTCGGATTGAATGGAAGCATTTCAATCCATTTCTTTTGAAACCCATTCTGAACATAGTCATACAATTCTTTTTCTTCTTCAGGATCATTCACTACATCATGAATTGCTTCTTTAAGACTAATGTGCTTAGGAGTAGTCTTGTCTGGCATTGTCATTGTGTTGATGTTTAGAAAATTGATTCCAACTTTTTCTGCGACATCAGATCGAATGCAAACAAAAAACAAACGTTCTCTAGTTTGTGGAACACCATAGTCTGCAGCACTCAATACATGATACGTTGTAACATAACCGGGCTCAATTTGTTCAAATGCATTTTTGAACTCAATTAGTTTCTTTGCAGCTTCACCCATTGTGATACCTTTCACGTTCTCTGCAATGATCACCTTAGGCTTAATCTCTTTTGCAATTCGAATGTACTCAAAAAACAAGTCTTCAATTGCTTCTACAACTTTACCATCAGAATAGATTTTGACACCAGAACTTACTGTAGACTCAGTTACATGCACAACTTCATCAGATTCAAAATCGAAATAGCTTTCTGCAAAATGTTTCTCTGAACCTTTCCAATTCTTTTCACGCTTACCAGCAACAGAGAATGCAGAGCATGGAGGCGAACCATCAAGAATATCTAACTCGCCTGGTTCTAAATTTGCAACCTCAAGAAATGTTTTGCCAGTCAATGTTTTAATGTCACCAGGAATAATCTTTGTGTCTGGGAAATTCATCGAATAAGTTTTAATTGCTTCTTCAACGAATTCATTGATTGCAATCACTTTACCACCAGCCAATCGATATCCAGTCGAACTTCCACCACCACCAGCAAAGGTACTAACTACCGTAAATAAATTTCTATCTGATGATGCTTTTACATCAGCAATCGTATAGTGTTCGTATTTCGCCATAATTTTTCCAGTCCCTATAAACGTCAAGCATACGCTTGCGATTTTTAATATTGATATCTTTACATTCTAACAGAACTTCGAATGCTTTGTCAATCCCTGCACCAAGCTGAAGATTGATATGTGGTTTCGGTCTTCCTATCTTTTGGAACTCCGGAAACGCTTCTACAACATGATGTTTCTGGTAAGGTTTATTTAGCTGATACCAATCGTACTGCATGAAAAAATCTTTAATCGTACTATCTAAGTAAGGCGCAATGAAATCTTTTTTATATTTTAAAGAAAGGTATTGTTGTTGCATGTAACCTACAGGATTGCTACTACCGAAGTATTCGATACGAAACTGATCAAATAATTCTTTTGGTTCTTTGTAATGAATACATGCTTTCTTTGAAACTCCGTAGTGACCGTCTGCTGCCCAGCCAGAGATAACTTCTTTCTCTTCTATTTTTGGATAGACATATAAGAATGGAAACGTACACTCATAATGTGTTTTCTTAATGCAAGCAAACTTAGTTCTTAAAGTATGAAAGTCTTCAATTAAATTATTAATTGGAACTTCAACTTTAGTGCATCTCCAACCCATTATGTTTGATGTATCAATAGCTTTTTCAAAATCGTATGTTGGATTGTTTTCTAAACAAAATGTGTATGCATGAACTTTTTTACCAAGTCTATGTGCAGTAAATGCTACAGATAAAGAATCAACTCCGCCAGAGAGTAGAACAGCAACTTCATTCTCTCTGGAAGAATCTTTTATTTTATTCTCTAGTAGTTTATCAATCATGAAGCAATCTTACTGAAATACTGCAACGCATAAGAAATTCTAATCCAGAAAAATTATTATAGTCTTCAGCATAAAAGACTTCTTTAATACCAGAAGCATATATCATTTTAGCACATTCCATACATGGTGCACAAGTGACAAACATTGTAGCACCTTCACCAGATTCATTGGATCGCGCAAGTTTACCAATTGCATTTGCTTCTGCATGAAGAACTTCTGGTTTAGTTTTTAACATGATACGAATAAAATCTTGCGCGTCAACTTGTTGTATCTCATCTTCGCAATTGTTATCCCAACCAGCAGGCATTCCGTTGTAGCCAATAGAAATGATTCTATCATCTTTTACAATGATTGCTCCAACTTTTCTTCTTCTTGCACTACTCAACTCTGCAAAGAGTTTTGCAGTTTTCATGTACGAACCAAGATACTTTTCTTTAATCATCAATAAACTCTTTTTGAAACAAGCGACGTTCTTGTATTGTTGGAATTTCAAATGTCTTTCTAGGATTAGCACACATAACGCATTTTGGATTTCCACAACTCATTGGAGATTGTTTTGCTAACTTATGCGGTTGCTTAACTGGAATGTGATGTTCTTTTGCAATTGCAACTTGTCGATTAATATGATTCTCTTTTTGTTGCAAACGGCGAGAGTGTTTGATTTTATGATCTTCATTACTCATTTTGTTATCCTAGAAAAATTGTTGACCTTTTCGAACTTTATTACATTCATGAACTTATCTTGTAGCATATCTCCTTTATGTGATATTACGAATAGATTAGAACCTTCAAGCATACCAAGAATCTTCATTAGATCTTCGGTCCCATTAGTATCTAGTGAAGAATCAAATATCTCATCAAGAATTAATATGTTTGTACTTGCAGAATTTTTTAATTTAGCAACCGCTCGCCATGTCAACATTAATGCCATATCAATTCGTTGTTTCTCTCCTTCACTAAATGATGCGTAAGTAAAATCATCACGATGCCTAGATTTGATTGTCTCTTTGAACGATTCATCCAAATTGAAATTCACAAAGAAGTCTAATGATGCAAGATATTTGTTTACTAACTTATTAATAATTGGAATGTATTGACGAATGATTTTCGTTTTGATTCCAGTATCTTTAAGTAAAGTAGTCGCAACTTCATAGTATGCACGTTCTTCGGTGATTGATTTTATCTCTGTTTCAATTTGTAGTAAATCATCATTAAGCCCAGACAATTTGATATTTTCTGTTTGTAAGTCACTCTTGTTTTCTTTGAGTCTTTCAATTTCCTTTTCTAGTGTTTTGCTATATCTTTGATTGACAATAATTTCACTCTGCTCTGATGTGAGATTTGAATTCACATCTTGAATCTGATCATCAATTAATTCAATTTCTTTCTGTCGATTGAATAATGTGTTGATTTCAGATTCAATCTCATCAATAGCTTTTTCAACTTCGTTTAATTTTTTGTTTCTCTCTTCTACAATATGTAGTTTGTGATCTTCTGCAATTCCTTGCTTACATGTTGGACAATCGTGATTATCATTATAAAAAGAAATATCTGTAGAAACTTTAGTGACAGTCTTTTGTAGATTGCTTCGTATACCAGATAGTTTAACTATTCTATCTGCGACTTTCTTTTTATCTGAAATCCGATTTCTTAATGTATTCAATTCAGTTTCATATGAAGCGCATTTGGTTTCGCTTTCAGCAATCATATTAATTGTGTTAGCTAAGTCTTGTTCTTTCAAAGAAACTTGTGTAGCAGTATTCTTTTTGATGCTATCAATTAATTGAATTTGATATTGAATCTGCTCTTTCTTTAAGTCCGATTGATACTTCGCTTGATGATGACGTTCTTTTAGCAAAGCAAACTTATCTTTTAGAACTCCATTCATTCGCGAGAATATCTGAATGTCCAACAAGTCTTCAATAATAGAACGTCTATCCGATGCAGACAATTGCATGAATGGAACGAATGATGCAGATCCAAGTAATACAATTTGAGTAAATGATTTGTAGTTAAGTTTAAGAATAAACTTTTCTAAAAACTCTTGATAGTCTTTCGCTGCAGCGTCTTGATTAATCAATTCACCATTGCTATAAATTTCAAACACGTTTGGCTTGACGCCACGAACCACTTTAAAAGATTTATTACCAATGTCAAATTCAATCTCCACAACGCAATCTTTTTGATTGATTGCGTTTACGAGTTGACCTTTGTTTATATTTCGAAACGATTTGCCAAACAATACGAAACACAATGCATCAAGCATTGTTGATTTACCAGAACCATTTGCTCCTACAATTAGTGTAGTGCCATTCTCTGATAAATTAATTTCTGTATTGAAGTTGCCAGTCGAAAGGAAGTTTTTGAATCTAAGTTTATTAAAAGTAATCATTCTGTATTTTCAGTCGAAAGTGCTTCTACATATAGTTCGCGCATTAACATCTTTAATTTATTAGCATCAACTGGACCAGTCAATGATTGATTCTCAATGAACTTTGAAAGAATCGTCATTGTATCCTCTGCTTGATTTACAATGTCATCATCATTATCTGCCATTTGTGGTTCCGTAAAATCTTCTACAATGTTAACATCTGACGGATTTACTTTATAAATTTCATCAATCAATTTTTCAAACACATAAGGATTTTGTTTATTTAATACTACAACTTTGACATAAGCATTTGCATATCTTGAGTAATCTGCATTTTTTAAATCTTCAATCTTTAGTTTTGAATCGTCATAATTAACACGATAAAACATTCGAAATGGATTCTCAATATAATCTACTTGAGATGTTGTTGTGTCTAAAATTGCAAAATACTTTTTGTCACGATAGTCTGACCAAAACAACTCATACGGAACTCCAAGATAAGAAACATTATCTTTTTTGGAATGTGTATGAAAGTGTCCGCTAAACACTTGATTATACCCTCTTAGAAACGAATGGTCAAGTCCTTCGTGGCTTTTGATTTCTCCAACAAATGGAAAGTTTACTAGTTCAAAGTGTCCCATACATAGCGAAGAATCACTATTCTTGATGAACTCAAAAATTTCTTGTTCATTGCTTTTACAAATCCATGGAATCATATCAATCTTGACACTATCCAATTCAAGTGTGCCGTGAGTTTGCCAAACACGAATGTTGTCGTAATCTTTCAATAAAAGTCCAGGAGAATTAATATCTAGACTTTCTTTCCAGAAGATATCATGATTACCGACTAATGCATGAAGTGAGATTCCTTCTTCAACGCAACGATCAAAGAAATATCTACGACTCTCTGTCAACGATAGGAAATTGATATACTTGCGACGATCAAACAAATCACCCAATTGAATGATCGTCTTTACCTTTTGTCTCTCTAGTTCCGGAAAAAATATCTCATTATAGAATTTTTCATAGAACGCATGGAAAACTTTAGAATCATTTCTGATTCCGAAATGTGTGTCGCCCAGTAGACATACCTTCATTATTTTTAGACCCCGTAGTTCCATTGATAGATTTATTGATTATATCACGGACATTCGTAAGATGCAAGAGTGCGTGGTCTCTCAAATCTTGAGGAGACTTTTTGTTTTCTAAAATCTTAATCCAATGTTCAAGCTGCACGGGCAATGGCGTCTGCATTTTGTTCTTCCTCCATAAATGAATCGAATACTGTTTCTTCTTTCTTTTTCTTTACCTTGGGTGCTTTCTTCTGTCTATTGTCTTCAAATGTTACAATGAAGTCACGAATGAATTGCTCTGAATAAGAATCGTGGAGAACATCATTCAAATTTGAGGTAACGTACTCTTCTCCATTATTCTCAATCAATGAATTGATAACTTCATTTTCCATACTCTTATACTTTATGTATAAATGTTTTTTCTCTTTTTGTATCCTACGAAGAAAAGCATAATAAATTATTTGAGTGAAATATGCAAATGGATTTTTAGATTTCTCCGGATCGAAGTTGTCAATGTAAAGTAGACAGTTCTCAACTCCGTCAGATACCATGTCTTCTTTAAATGTGTAATTTGCAAAATTTGGTTTTCGCGCTAAATGCGTAGCAATCTTAAAAAGGCAATCTCCGATATATTCTGGAACTCTAGGCCTTTCGGAATCATTTCCTTTTGATAGAGTGACCGCATTCTTAAATTTTACCATCTCAGATAAAAACTGTTCATTGTTTACATAGTGTTTTTGTTTTGTAGTCATATTTGCCTCATTATTGCTTGACATTTGCTTGACAGGGATGTAGAATCAGCGTGTTGGGTTTCAATGAAATACTTTATTAAATTCTTTCTCTTCAGATGATTCTTCCTCTCTAGTTGTTTCATATTCATCTTCTTCTTCATTATTTAATGAAGAAATGTGTTCTTCGTAAAGTTCTTGATATGAAGATACAATAGCAGCTGTTGGTTCCGCAACAGCAACTATGCCATGTTTGAATAGTCTTAATGGAAGAGAATAGTTCATTAGAGGATCCCATTTTGTAAGAGTCATGCGAAATGATGAATCATTTGCATCTGGAGATCTTTGAGTAATTATAACTTTCATTGGAAAGTCTACTTCAACATATCCTCTACTTTCTTGAGCAACATTTCCAAGAATTGTTTCTCCGTTAGCCATTTTAATTAATTTACAAATCATCACTTTTCCTTTAAGTTTATATTATAAATTTTATACTCAAACTTTTCATCATTGTAAATTTTAATTCGTTCAGAGAAATGATCTAGAGTAAAGTTATTTTTACTATTATATGATAAATCATCCGCAATGTCAAATAGTGTAGCTTGTTCTTTATTAGATCCTAAACGTAATCCACGACCAATTGATTGAAGAGTTCTGATTTTACTTTTACTTGGTGAAGCAAAAACAACATTGTGTAAATTTTGTATATTTATACCAGTCGAAAATGTCCCATAAGAAGCAACAATGATTGCATTACTTTCTGTTTCTGTTAATCTTCTAACTTCTTCTCTTTCATCTGCATCAACATTGCCGTGTATGAAAAAAACTGGACGAGATTCTTCATCAAGAGTGCTTTTAATTAATTCATGTAAAACTTTACCATGTTTTTCTACGAATTGATATAGTAGTAGAGTATTGCCTTTTAAATCCATGACTAAATTTCTTATGAATCTATTTCTGGAATCTTTACTAATAATATAATCAATTTCATCTTGATACCGAAAACCTTTACATTGTTCGCATGATTCTTTATCGTGTTTTAGTAAAAGTGCTTTAATCTTAAACTTTGCGAGTTTGCCTTCGTCAATTAATTTCTTTGTTGTTGTGATTTGCTTTACTCTACCAAACAATCCTTCAAGCACCAGTTTATGAGTTTGCGTACCATCAAGTGTTCCAGTTAAACCGAAACGATATGCACATGTTGTCATGTTTGTTAATATTGTAGTAAGAGATTTTGCTTTAAACAAATGTGCTTCATCTCCAATGATTAAATCAAATTTATTAAACCATTCTTTCGGCATCTTGTAAACAGATTGCCATGTAGATATAACAATTGGAAGATTTGTATCTTTTTTTGATCCAGCAGTGATTTGATGTACGTTAGTATTGCTATCGTATCCATAAGATTCAAAGTCTTTATATAATTGAGCAACGAGAGAAATTGTTGGAACAATGATTAATGTTTTGCAATTTAAATATCTCGTAATGAGATATATGATTAAAGACTTACCAGAAGCTGTTGGAGATATTAGCAATCCTCTTCTTGCTCTTATTGCATAAATGAATGCATCTAATTGATAATCTCTAACTTCAAATGGTAATCCGAGAGTATCAATAAATTCTTTAGCATCAGTAGTAGAGAATTCATCATATAAATCAACAGATTTATCAAATATTAATTCGTAGTCTCTTTCTTTTGCAAAACTAATAAGATATGGTATAAGACCATAGTATAATTGTCTTGTTGCTAAAGTGAATAGACGAATCTTACCATCCCATATCTTATTGCGATATGCTGGCATAAATTTGTATCCCGGAACATAAAACGTAAAATATTCGTTTAGATCCATTGCGCTAGAACCTTCGCATTCGATTCTAGCGTATACTTCATTTAATTTAGAGACTACGAGTTTATTATACACCTTGTGTGAACTTTTTCCATTCTATAGCATTTTTAATTTGAAAATTTCTTTGATTGATGTTTTTAATAACTTCTTCAAGGAAGAATATTTTCTCTTTTTGATTTGTCTGACGAACATTCGATTGTATGATTTCTTTGTCGGAATCAAGATACATATCAACTTCATTCTTCATTAGACGTTTCATAAAAGGCTCCCAATTCAATTCGTCCAACTCTTCTTGTGACATTTTACCATTATAATATTCGTATTTCTTTAGTGATAACTCTTTACTTTGAAATTCAAGAGCCTTTAATTTTCTACGCTCATCAAAATAAATTTTAAGATACTTGCTATGTAGTTCTGGAATTTTGAGTGATTCTA